GCATGATGCTGCGCGAAGAAGACCCCGATACCCTGTTTTTCAAACGCAAACTGCAAATCGAAGGCGACACCGAATTGGGGCTGATCACCAAAAACCTGCTCGACAGCGTGGAATGGCCGTTTGCCGAGCAGTTGGTGAAATGGCAGGAAATGTTTGAATAGGCGCCCGTGGGGCGCTGCCGCTTCGTTTGAACCGTGTTGAAGCCAAGTCTTTCAGGTAGCCTGCCATACTTGCCTGAGGCAGCTGAAACGGATAGGCTACACCGCAGCAGCACGATAAACTGGTATGGCTGTGCCGACACTGTCGCAAGAGAAGTTTTCAGGTAGCCTGTGCTGGCTTTAACCAGGGCTACCTGAAACATACAAATCATAATTTGAAAGCAATCCAATTTGAAAAGGGAACCACTATGGCGCAATCCGTATTTGTGGAAAAAATCGAGCAGGCCTGCCATAAGAAGGAGTGGCTGTTTGAGCGCAGCAAGTCGAAGTATGCGCTGCGTTCGCTGATTGCCGGCATGCTGCTCACGCTCACGCCGGCCACGGGTGTGATTGCGGCGGATGTGCTCAACACTGTACACCCTTCGCTGGGGCGTTTTGCTTTCCCGTTTTTCTTCTCGTGGGGGCTGGTGTATATCCTGTTTCTCAATACGGAGCTCACCACTTCCAATATGATGTATCTCACGGCCGGCACCTTTCTCAAAAAAATCAAATGGGAAAAGGCGCTGATTATTTTACTCTACTGCACGGCGTTTAATTTAATCGGTTCGATTTTCACCGCCTGGCTGTTCAACCAAACCAGCGCGTTTGCCCACATTTCGGCGGATGGCTATTTGGCCAATATGGTGGAGCACAAGCTGGAGCGGCCAAACGGCCTGGTGCTGTCGGAGGGGATTTTTGCCAATCTGTTTGTGAACGTGGCGGTGGTGGTGTATCTGTTGCTGAAGGAGCAGGCGGCGAAGATTGCCGAGGACTACGAGAAAAATTACGTAGATAAGGGCAAGCTCGCCGAGAGGGACGAAGAACTCAAGACCGCAAAGGAGGAAAGCAAAACGGTCAAGAGCGAGCTGGAGAAGCTCAAGAAGGATCACAAGGACAATGCCGAGCTCGTGAAGCAGCTTGAGGAAATGAAGGCTGCGGGCGAGGCACGCGAGAAGGAGCATGCCGAGAAACTTGAACAGATGCAGTTTGACGCACTGCTCGAGAAGACGCTCGTCGGCAGCAAGGCGAAAAACACCGCCGCTGTGAAAGCCCTGCTCGATACGTCCACGCTCAAGCGTGACGGTGAGACGATTAAGGGGCTCGACGACCAGCTCAAGAAAATCAAGGAATCGGACGCGTACCTTTTCGAGGATGCGAATCCGACGCCGCAGATTGACGGCTTGAAGCCGGGGAGCAGCGCGGGGGCGCAGGGTGAGAATTTGACGATTGCGCAGCAGTTTAAGCAGGCGCTAGAGATGTAAGGAGGCAAAAACAACATGGCAATCAATACGCTTGAAATGGCAAAAATCTTCCAGAAGGAGCTTGATAAGCAGATGCTTGTCGGGGCAACGTCCGGCTGGATGGAGACGAACGCGGGGAACGTGAAGTACACGGGCGGCGATACCGTGCGCATGCCCGAGATTTCGACCACAGGCATGGCACAGTACGACCGTGACAACGGTTTTAATCAGGGTGCCGTTACGCTCGCGTACAAGGACTACAAACTCACGCAGGACAGAGGGCGCACGTTCCATCTTGACGCGATGGATGTTGATGAGAGCAATTTCATCGCCTCGGCGGGCAACGTTATGGGCGAGTTCCAGCGTCTTCAGGTGATCCCCGAGGTGGATGCCTACCGCTATTCGCGCATCGCGGCGCTTGCAAAGGGCGCATCGCATGAGACGGCGAGTTTTACGCCGGATAAAGACAACATCCTTGACGCACTGGATGAGGAGATCACGAAGATTCAGGACATCGTCGGTGACAGTGAGGGGCTTGTCATCATTATGTCGACGCCTGTTCGTACGGTGCTGAACGGTGCGAAGAACATTCAGCGTTATCTCGATGTGACGCAGTTCAAGGCAGGTGCAATCGACACGAAGGTTCGCACTTACAACGAGATTCCGATTATCCCCGTCCCCTCGGCGCGCATGAAGACGGCATACGTGTTCAACGACGGCAAGACCGCGGGACAGGAGAAGGGCGGCTTCAAGGCCGATGCAGCGGCAAAGTCCATCAACTGGATCATTCTGCCGCGCCGTGTGCCTATCGCGATCTCCAAGACGGACAAGATGCGCATCTTTGCGCCGGATGTCAACCAGAAGGTGGACGCGTGGAAGCTCGATTACCGCAAGTTTCACGACCTGTGGATTCCGAACAACAAGCTTGCGTCCGTTTGGGTTAATACCGGCGCATAAGGAGGTTATGACCTATGGAACGTTTTTCACGGCTGAATGAGGTTCAGTATGCAGAGACCGAGGTACAGCGCGATGCGCTGATTGCCTCGGGCTTTGCCCCTGCTCCACTGCCCGAAGAATCGGCGGATGAGGGTGCTGTGGATGATAAGCAGCTTGCAGATGATAGTACTGTCACAGACGCTACGACGTTGGAGGAGCACGATGATGAACCGGGAGATGGCGTAGAAGATATCGTACCATTGCCGGAGAATAGCGTGGATGCATCTACCCACGATAAGGGCAAAGCGAAGAAGGGCAAGTAAAGGCGGTGCATGATGGGGCAGGAAAACGCAGCACTGCTGATTAAAAGCTGCACGGGCTACACGGTCACGGCAGAGGACGACGCACTACTGCAATATCTCTATCAGAGCGAGCGGCAGCACATTTTGAACGTCTGCAACTGTGCGGATTTGCCCGCAGAGCTGGAGCTCGTACTCGATGAGACGGTTGCGGGGCGATTCCTGCAGCTACGCAAGGCTGCTGTTTTGGGTGACGCGGCACTCGATGTTGTGAAGTCGATCCGAGAGGGTGATACAACGGTCGAGTTCGGCGGCAAAAGTGCAGAGCAGCGCCTTGACGCCATCATCGCGCTATGGAGAAAGGAGCGTGATCTCTTATGCTTCCGCAAACTGCGCTGGTGAAGGCAAGGGGCGCCGTTGAGTGGATGTATGCCGATCGTGCAACGATTATTACGGAGGAAGATACCATAAACCCCAAAACGGGCATTGTGGAGACGCATAAGGTTATCGCGCCTCCTACGCCCTGTCGGCTGTCGTATAAGCAATTAGCGGCGGCAACGGGTGACGGCATTCCCGTGATTGCGCAGTCGGTGACACTGTATCTCGCGCCGGAAATATCCGTGCCCGCTGGGGCGGATATCGACGTCGAGCACGGCGGCCGTATCCTGCATTTTAAGAGTGCAGGGGCGTCTGCGATTTATGCGTCACATCAAGAGGTGCCGCTTGAGATTCGAGGTGTGCACGGTGGGTAAAGGCGTAGAGATTGATTTCAGCGGGTTTGAGGAGCTTAATGAAAGGCTCACGAAGCTGCGGGACGCACAGTCGATGCGCGCTGTGAAGAAACGGACATTGTTGCGCTTGGGTCAAGTGTATTTGCGGGAAGCAAAACGCAATACTCCCGTCGGCGTGTTTCAAGAGGTGGAGCGCAACGGCAAAATCTACCGTACGGAATCGGAGCACATGCGGCGGTCGTGGTCGGCCGGTCGCGTGCAGTTCGAGGGCACCGTCGGTAAGGTCGGTGTGTTCAACTCCGCATCATACGCGTCCTATGTCAACGACGGGCACCGGCAAACACCGGGGCGCTATGTTCCTATCCTCGGCAAACGACTCGTCAAGGGCTTTGTCGATGGACTGAACATGGCGGAGAAGGCGGCCGCTGCGACGGAGAAAAGCGCGAAGACGGTTATGGAGAAGGTAGTCAACGAACATTTGGAGCAGTGGAGCAATGACACAAATTAACCGCATCATCGAGGGGCTGGGGGCGAAGCTTCATGCACTGACGGGCTATCCTGTTTACGTGGATTTCAAGAAGAACAATGTGCAGTTCCCGTGCTTCCGTCTCAAACTGCTTGAGCAGAGCTCCGCGCATGTGCTGGGCGACCGGTACATGCAGGAGCACCGCTTTGATATTTGGTACATCCTCAATGATGCAGACGAGGTGATGGACAGCCGAAAAGAGATTCACGAAATGGCAGAAGCGCTCTTTATGGCACTCGAGTATATCACGCTTGAGGACGGAACACAGGTGCGCGGGGAGGAGATGAGCTATCGCGTCACGGACGGGATTCTTCACTTCTTCGTCGCGTACAATGTGTTCGTCTTGAAGGAACGTCCGCACGTAGAGAAGATGCAGACGTTAAACGCAAAAGGAGGCGTAAAACATGGCGGATAAGAAGACGGCGGCAGAGCCGCAGCAGGAAGCCGCATTTGACGGTCAGACCATCGTCAAGTCGGCAAAGTATAAGCGCTACGCGGACATTTTGACCTGTCTCTTGAACGATGGGCAGCTCTATACGCATGCGCAGATTGACGAGATGCTCAAGAAAGCACTTAGTCAGCCCGTAGCGCAGGACATCAACGAGTAAGGAGGCAAAACTATGGCATTAGGCGGCGGTACGTGGCTGTTTCAAAACAAGAAACTGCCAGGAACGTACATCAATTTTATCAGTAAAGACCGGGCGATGACCGACATCGCCGACCGCGGATATGGGACAATGCCCCTCGTCCTTGATTGGGGCGTCAGCGGTGCGGTGTTCCGCGTCGAAGCGGAGGAATTTCAGAAGAACTGTCAGGCGATTTTTGGCTACGACTACGGCCATGAGAAGATGCGTCCGCTGCGGGAGCTTTTCTTGAACCTCAAGACGGGATATTTCTACCGTCTCAACGGCGATGGGGCAAAGGCAACGAACACGCTTGCCACGGCGAAGTGTGCGGGCGTGCGAGGCAACGACATCACGGTCAGCGTACAGAGCGACCCGGACAATACGGGGAAGTTCATCGTCTACACCTACCTCACGACGGACGGCGTTATGAAGACCGTTGATAAGCAGGGCGCCGTAGCGACTGCCGCAGACCTTGAGGATAACGATTATGTCGTATTCAAAAAGGACGCGACGCTCGCCGTTACGGCGGGGCTGCCGCTCAAAGACGGCACGAACGGAACTGCCGTGACGGTGGCGGACTATCAGAGCTATCTCGAGCATATCGAGCCGTACTACTTCAACATCATCGGCTATGCAGGCGCAGACGAGACGATTAAATCGCTTCTCATCAGCTTCACAAAGCGCTGCCGCGAATCGACGAGCGCGAAGTTCCAGCTTGTCATCCACGGCAAGGAGAAGGTCAACTATCACGGCGTTATCTCCGTCAAGAATGATGTCAAGGACAAGGGCGCGGAAAAGGGCTCCCTCGTCTACTGGCTCGTCGGCAAGGAGGCGTCCTGTGCAATTAACGCGAGCTGCACGAACGCCATCTATGACGGTGAGTATACAGTCAACACGAACTATAAGCAGTACGAGCTTGAACAGGCGGTGCGTGACGGTATGCTGATGTTCCATAACGTAACGGATGCGGTCGGCGGCAACGTCGTCGGCGATACGCGTCTCTTGACGGACATCAACACGTTCACGGAGTTCACGAAGGCGATGAACCGCGACTTTGCGCTGAATCAGGTCATCCGTGTGCTGGATAACGCGGCGCTCGACCTCAGTCGGCTGTTTAACCGCGTCTACATCGGCAAGGTGCAAAATGACGCAGACGGACGGCTTTCGCTGTGGAAGGACGGCGTTGCACTCTTTGAGGAGTATCAGAGGGTGCGTGCGATTCAGAACTTCCGCGATGCCGACCTGCCGATTCCGACGCAGGGCGAGGAAAAGACGGCGGTGCTATGGACGTTTGAGATTCAGCCGACGGCGTGTATGGAGAAGCTATATGCCACGATAGTTGTGGCGTGAGGAAGGAGGGCTAACACATGGCAGAAACAGGAATCAGCGCGATTCGGACGATGCTCGCCAAGGACGTCATTTCGGCAAAACTCGCGAGTGCATACATCACAGTCGGGAGCGAGCGCAAGCTGCTCTTTCAGGCAAAGAGCCTCGAGGCGACAATCGAGAAGGAGAAAGAGGAAGTCCCGATTCTCGGGCGGCTGCTGAAGGGCAATAAGTCCGTCGGCGGCAAGGGCAGCGGCACACTGACGATTTACAAGAACACGTCCCTGTTCGACGATATGATATTGAAGTATCTCAACGAGGGCGTAGACACGTATTTCGACCTGCAGGTCGTGAACGAAGACCCGACGAGCGAGGCGGGCAAGCGGACGGTGATTCTCACCGACTGCAACATCGACAAGATAACGGTCGCGGCGTTCGACGCCGAAGGCAAGTGGCTTGAAGATGAGATTGCCTTCACGTTCGAGGGAATCAAGGTGCCGGAGAAGTTCAAAGAGCTCGACGGCATGAGGGCGTAACGAGGCGGGGTATCCCGCCTTTTTGATTGGAGGAATAACACAATGGCAGATTCACTCAAGGCATTTCTCGCGGAGAATGTCGTCAAGAAGGAGCCGGTCGGTTATGTCGCATCGCCGCGTTTCGTGGTGGACGGCGAGCCCGTCGAATGGAAGCTGCGCGTCTTGACGAATGATGAGATGGACAAGCTACACAAGCGCCATACGAAGCGCGTGCCGATGAAGGGGACGCGTGACTTCAAGACCGAGTTCGACAATGAGGCGTTCGCGATGGATATGGCGCTCAAGAGCATCGTCTATCCGAACCTCGACGACGCCGAACTACAGGACAGCTGGGGCACAATCGGCGCAGAGGATACGCTCAAGGCGATGCTCACGCCGGGCGAGCTTACCGACCTCTACAGCGCTGTCGCGCAGGTCAGCGACTTCGAGGCGGGGATGGATGATAAGATTAAGCGGGTAAAAAACTCCTAAAGGCGGGGGACTGGGATACTCATGTGGCATATTTCGCGCTGATTAAGCTGCACAAATTACCGCATGAGGTCTTTTCCCTGCCGGAGAATGAACTTGCGATTGTCTATGCGCTCATGGACGAATACGTTCAGCATGAAAAGCGCGAGGCGGCGAAAATCAAACGACGATAGGAAAGGAGGCTATCTATGGCGACACTGCAAAACTATATCTCGCTGCGCGACGGTGTGAGCCCCGTGCTCGAAAAGATGAGTCGCGCGACATCCGTTGTATCGGATAAGCTGACAAAGCTATCGGGCGGAATCCGCGGCGTCGGCGATGCGTCGGAAACGGCAGCCGGGAAGATGAAATTCTTCGGCAGCATGTTTGCGGCGAATATCGTTAGCGATCTCTTTATGCGTGGGCTCTCGTCGGCGCAGGATATGATTCGCGGGACGGTCGCCCTTGCCGACGAATACGCTGGCATCAAGGCGCGTCTCGCGCTCATTGCGGGCTCACAGAATAACGTCGCAGCACTCAATGAGATGATATACGAATCGGCGCAGCGGGCGCGCGGCGGCTATATGGATATGGCGAAAGCCGTTGCCGACCTGTCGACGAATGCGAAAGAAGCGTTCCCCGATCCGCGTAAGACGGTGGATTTCGTCGAAGGGATGCAGAAACTCTTTGTTATCGGCGGCGCACCAAAGGCGAGCCAACAGGCGGCAATGCTGCAACTCCAACAGGCACTTGCGAGCGGACGCCTGCAAGGCGACGAGTTCCGTTCCATTACGGAAAACGCACCGATTTTGCAGGATATGATCGCCAAAACGATGGGGATCACGCGCGGAGAACTGAAGAAACTCTCGACAGAGGGGCAGATCACGTCGGATATTATCAAGAGATCCATCCTTGACAATATGGACGAGATCAACGGGCGATTCGAGCAGATGCCAAAGAAGTGGGGCGATCACTTCACTGATTTGAAAAACTATGCCTTAAAAATGATGAACCCAATCGCCGATGTAATCGGGAACCTCGCAAACAGCGCAGAGGTGAAAGAGCTGATTGCCGATATCAAGACGGGGATCAGTGGGCTTGCACCAATATTTTTTGGCGTTGTTGGCACTGTGCGGTGGTTTGTCGGTGTGCTTGTCTCTGGGATTCGTACCGTTTCGAACCTCATAGAGAGCCGCAGCTTAGTGATGCAGGGTGCCTTGATTGCCGTCGGAATGGCGCTCGGATTCTCCGCATTAATGGCGCTACGTTCTGCCGCTCAGTTTCTACTGGCAGCGGGAGCGGTCGTGACAAAGACAATCGCGGACTGGGCGGAAACGGCAGCTATTATCGCATTGATTGTAGCGCAGGAAGGATTAAACGCAGCGCTCTATGCCTGCCCTATTACATGGATCATCGGCGCGGTTGTTTTACTCATCGGCGTGTTCTATGCGGTCATTGCGGCGGTCAATCACTTTGCCGGAACAAGCCTATCTGCGACGGGATTGATCTTCGGCGTGTTCACCGCGCTGTTTGCTCAAATTCGTAATATGATCGCTCGCACGATCAACGTGTTTATCGCCTTTGCGAACTTCCTCGGGAGTGTCTTTCAAGACCCGCTGAACGCGACGGCGAACCTATTCATAGATATCTGGAACGGCATTGGTCAATACCTCGAGGAAGCGATCAACGGGATCATTGATATGGTCAACAAAATACCCGGTATGGGTGGACGATTTGATCACGTCGGTTTTACGGTCGAACGCCGAGAGATTCGCGGAGGCGCCGCGTTCCACGTTGACCCGATTGAGATGCTCGACGTAGCCAACGAGTACCAGTTCGGATATAACGTCGGCGCGAACCTCGGAGATATTTTGAAAATGCCGGAGGGGGCAGAGACGCCCGTACCAGATTTTGACGATATTGAGAGCGACACCGCCGATACCGCAGACAATACAAAGAAAGGTGCCGACAATGCCAAACGCGCGGCGGATGCCCTCGATAGTACGGCAGAGGACTTGAAATTCCTGCGCGAGGCGGCGGAGCGGGAGGCAATCAACAAGTACACGACGGCGACGGTGCATATTGATGTCGGCGGTGTGACGGCGGGCGATACAGGCGGCAACGATTTCGACGGAGTAATGCGCAAGCTGAACAACGTCTTGATTGAATCGGTAGAGAACGGAGCGGAGGCGGTACAGAGATGAGCTACTACTTCTTTTTGGGGAGCACGATGCTTCCCGTACCGCCCGCGAAGCTCTCGATGAAGATCAAGGGGAAGAACAAAACGGTCAACCTCATCAACGGGGGCGAGGTCAATCTGATCAAAGACCCGGGGCTAACCGAGATTTCCTTCTCCTTCCTGTTGCCAAACAGTAAATACCCGTTCGCGAACTATGACACGTCCCTGCAATCGGGGCTTGTCAATTACGCGGTCGGCAAACTCGCGCCGCGCCTCGGCGGGCTGCTCGGCAACTCGTTTTCGTTCAAAAAGGCGTCGACGTTCCTCAACGCACTCAAAACGGCGAAGGAAAAGCGAAGTCCGACGCGCTTCATCGTAACGCGCATGGGTTTTGACTATCGCCCCCTCTGGAATACAAACATGCTCTGCACGATTGAGGACTATGAGATCGGCGAGGACGCGGGGAACGGAACTGATGTCGAAATAGACATCGTGCTCAAGCAATATAAGCATTTCGGCACGAAGGAGGTTGAAGTCACAAAGAATGAGGACGGCACGGAAACGCTGCATGTCAAGGAAAACCGTTATGCACCCGAAGCCGACCTACCTGCCGCTATGACGGTTACGAATCAATTATCCGTGCTGGAGGTCTGCGAGGGACTTGCAGGAGGAAAGCTCGACTGGCGGGGGGCGGCCCACTTGAGCGGCGGCCACAATACCCCGTGGAGTC